GATACGTGGTTCCGGCGTCGGTCGTCGACGTCGCGTTCTCGGTGAGCGCGCCATCGCTCTTGAAGAGCATTTGGTTCCCGCTGACGATCGCCGAGAGCGTGTAGCCGCTGATGCCGCCGGTCCAGCGGTACCAGATCTGATGCTTGCGGTCGTAGACGAGCTGGCCGCCAGAGTAGAGGAAGCGCACCTCGTTCTTGGCGCGAGAGAACACGATGTCAGTCACGACGATCGGCGTGCGAACCGTCGGTTGACAGAAGAAGTCGTCCACCGGGGAACCAATCCAGGCGACGCGCGCGCTGCGGTCGATCGAGAAAATGCCGCGCTCCGAGACGAAGAACACCTCTTCCCCGGTCGAGAGCGTCGGGGGGCCGATGATGGCGCCGACGTCCATGCTCACGCGTGCCGTGGAGTGCAGCGAGCCCGAGCCGTTGTCCTCGGGGCCGTCGCCTGCCACCAGATAGATGGCGTTCTTCTTGAAAACGACCAGCTTGTCGTCGAGTTGCGCGATCCCCGTGATGTCGCCGAACTCGTCGTCGAAGTCGATCACGAACTCGCCGACAAACTCCGGCTGATGACCGGGACGGATGTGCTTCGAGAACCACAGTTCGGTGCGGAAGTCGGCGTTGACCATCCACAGCCGATCGCCGTACGTCGCGAGGTACGCCGGGCGCGGGGTGATAGCCGTTTCGAGCTCGGCGTAGGTGTAGAGAAAGTCGTTCCCGGCAAGCACGATGTCCGTCGTCGAATCGACGGTTGCGACGGCGCCGGTCCCGCTGCTCAAGTAGGTGATCGAGACCAGCTGGAACACGCTGCCGTTGCCGGCGGTTCGGAACAACTTCGCGGCAACCGATCGCGGCTGTATCCCGAGGCTGAGCCCCTGGCTCTCGAGGCACGGCATCGTCCGTGGGTCGTAAGTCGCCGTCACGGTGTTATTGGCCCCCGTGAGCGTGATCGACGCCGGCTCGCTGAGCGGCGACCTCCACACGCGTCCGTGCTGGTCGGCGATCTCCAGCATCTCGACGTACTGGTACGTTGCCAGCAGCGTCAGGCCCGCGCCGCCGACCGTAGACTGCACAAGCGTAGGAGACCGCGGGAAGAACGGGACGCCGTGAATCGGGCAAGGCCCAGGCTCAGCGGCGAACAATGCGCCAGACGGAAACCACAGCGCCCCGGCGCATTCCAGCGGGCGACCCACTGACAACGCTCCGACGTTCGCGGCGGCCGACGCCGGATACTCGATGTGCCAGACGTCGGGGACATAGACAGCTGCGCTTGCTCCCGCAATCTCCGTGGCCGTAGCGCGGCGATAGAGCGCCGTCCAGAAGGACCGCGATGAATCTCGAACCACGTGGGGGAGTGCTTCGCCGCCAAACGGGTCTACCCACGCGTCGAGAGGCAGGATCACGGATTGCGGTTCCTCCCGTGTGGTCACGGTGTTTCCGCCAGTGAACGAGAACGTGAATTCCAGATACGTCCGCTGCGTCTCCGCTGCCGCGGTCACGTTGATGCCCATGATCACGCGCATCGGATCCGTCCCCGGCTCCCGCCAGGCGTTGCCCTTCAACGCAAGATCGGTGCGCGCAGCCCCGCCGACGAATGCAGCCGCGCCAATGGTCGTAGACTTCTTGCACGCCTTGGGTCCGCCTGCCGTCTGATAGACGATCTGCCACTCGGTCCCGTTCGTGTAGGCCACGCCTGCCATCGACGTCGAGGCGATCGCCTCGGCCTGCTCGTCAGTTGTCACGGCGCCAGCCGACGTGACTCGCAGGACGCGCGTCGACGGCGACGTGTTCGAGACGGCGATGTATCTGACTCCGGAGCCGTCAGGTTCAGAGAGCAGAGACAACCAGTTATCGCAGGTTACCGCGATGACCAGATTCGCCGTCGCAGTCGATCCGGTTGAGGGGTTGTACTCGATGAACCGAATCTGATTCGCGGCGGTACGGGCGACGATCGTGATCGTCGAGCCCGTGTAATACATGACGTCGACCCACGACACCGTAGCGTGCCCACCTGCCCCGGAGATGGTGTCGCTGCGCTGCTGGTTTCCGGCCGAGTCGTAGACCACTGCCCGCGTCGTGCCGTCGGTGCACCCCATGACAACGACGAACAGGCTCCCGAGCGCGGCGATGCGCGCATAGTTCGCGGTGCTCAGGAGCGTTACCGCAGGTGCGATCTGCTCCATCGTCGACTTGCGAAAGAACGTCAGAACGTGCGGGAAGACGAAAGCGTTCTTCACAGCCACCGCCGTTGACGTCACCGCGACGTCCAGCGACGAGGCCGCTCCCGTGGAGCGCTGGTAGTTGACAGAGTACCGCGTCCAGTTCGCCGGCCGATCGCGTAGGGACGCGCCGTATGACGACGTCGACGTGCCCGAGTCGTAGAACCGCATCACGTCGCCGTCCGTGTCGGCCAGGTAAGCGAGGCCGCCGTCGGCCTTTGCGCCGACCATCACCGGCCCAGGGCTCATCGTGACCGCGTCAAATCCCTGTCGCGCGCGCCACTCGTCGGCGCGCTCCTGCTTCACGTCGTCCAGGCGCAGGTGCGAGCCCGGCTGCACGGACAGCGGGTTGGAATCGCCAGCCAAGCCCCCCGTGAGGGGCCAGCTGATCGGCTGGGGCCTGAGTGCCATCAGGCGACTCCTAGGCGCATCGCGGCATAGGCCGCTTGACAGCGCTCGAACGTATGGCGCACGCTTTCCGGCGTGACTGAGAACGCTTCGTCGCTGCCGAGGAAAACAAAGAAGGTCGTGGTAGCCGTCGCATGGGCTGGCTTGGCCGTGGCAATCGTCTGGGCGGTGCTCAGCAGCGCGCCGGTCTGGTACGACAAGTACCAGGCGTTCCGCGAAGAGCGACGACAGGCCGAGGCCATGCACGGACGCGTCCGCGTGCTCGACTGCATCGACGCGGCAAAGGAGCGCCTCCAGAAGCCAATCCCGCGCGACACGCTGGCCGGGATCGAAGCCGCCTGCGCCGTGGCCGACGCGAACCGGTAGGTCACGAGAACTCCCACAGGAGGACGATCCCGTTCCCGCCGAGGCCGCCGGTCTTCGCGGTGATTCCAGCGCCGGCCATTGCCCCACCGCCGCCAGATGCTCGAGCGATTGCCGAAGTCCCGTCGAGATCGGCGCCGGCAGCGTTCGATACGCCGACGCCAGCGCCGCCCCACAACGACGATCCTCCGCTTCCGGAGTAGAGGACGCCGGAGGGGCTCGTGACCGCCGGAGATCCCGGCGCGCTGGATCCGTTCTGCGTGCCGTTGGAGCTGATGGCCGCCGCCGCTCCAGGGTTCCCGCTCGCACCGAGCCGGCCGCCGCCGGGTCCGCCCTTCGCAGTAACGGTCGTGACGCCGTCAGAGAACGTGGTATCAGCCCCGGCACCACCCGGACTGCCGGTGCCACCCGACGAGCCGCCAGCGCCAATCGAATGCGTCCAGTTCGCCGGGATCGTCGCCGTGGCGAAGTAGGCGAACCCGCCCGCCGCACCGCCGTGCCCGCAGTCACCGATCGACGCCGCACTGCCGCCGCCCTGGCCGCCCCCGGCCCAAATCTTGGCAATCGCAAGCGTGCACCCCGCGGCGGAGGCCGTCGACGCGCCACTGGTGATGATCCTCGGAGAGCGAAGCAGCCGGCCCGCAGATGCCGGGGCCGCCCAACTCCCGTCAGCACGGAGGAAATTCGCTGTCCCGCCGCCGCTCGCCGGGACGATGCCGTCCGTTGTCGCCGTGAACAGTGCCGGCGCGAGGTTGACCCCAGACCACACCATTCGCTGCCATCGACCAGGCTTCGAGCCGTTCGGGTTGATGACGTACCGGCTGTCGTCGCGTGCCGTGGCCGTCGAATTCCAGGCAAAGGCTCCCTCGAGCCCGTCGAGCACGGCCGACCCGCCGGACAGCAGCGCAACGCGCGGACCGGCCTCGCCCGAGTCGTCCCCGGGCGTCTTCCGAAGTGCGGCGATGGTGGCCGCCGTGATGGCCTTGAGACCGGGCAGCTTCGACGGGCTGCGGTTGCCGTCGAGTTCGACAAACGCCGAGTAGTAATCGACGAGCAGGCTCAGCAGATCCTCAGGATCCTTGATCTGTGCCAGGTTGGGCTTCTTCAGGTTCATCGAAGCCACCTCACGCGCGATCGCGTCCGCACGTCCTCGACGCTGGGCGGGTCCGCCGAGCGCTGGGAGGCGGCCCACTTCATCGCGCGCGCCTTGGCCGCGCCGAGCTGGGCGGCAACGGCCGAGATGTCCCATTCGTTCTTGGTGAGCATCATGACCGCCGCGTGCAGAACGATGACGTCCTGGAACTGCTCAAGCTCTACGTCGAGGGTCGACCCGGGCAGTGTCAGAACCGGCGCCTGAGGCACATAGAGCAGCTGGTAAGTCCCCTGGCACCAATTCGCCGGCTCGATGTAGAGCAGAGAGCCGGCAACGCGGTAGCTGCGCCGACCGGCGATGCGCCCCTGCCGGAGCGCGTACATCGGCAAGAAATCTTCGTAGGTCGTCCCCGGATCGGACTTCACCGCGCGCACGTTGCGAAAGTCAGCCGGTAGCGCGTTGGTGTTCGACGTCGGCGCGCTCAGCGTGAACGGCGTCTGAAACGAAACACGGAAGTCAGGCGCGATGTCGACGACGTCGTTGTACAGCGTCCGGATCCCGTCGTTGACGAATTCCACAGCCTGCGTCGACGTAACGAACGTGTCGCTCGTCGACGCAGGCTGGTCCGCGATGGCCTCGGCCCGTGCTTGCAGCTGGTCCCTGGTGATGGCCATCGTTGTTTGTCAGGCGTCGGACTCGGTCTTCTCTTCCTCGGGGGCTTCGCTTGCCTCGTACTCGGCCATGCATGCCTCGTGATGGTCGGAGAGAGCCGAATTCACCTCCTCCATGTCCACATCATCAGGATTCAGCCCGAGTGCCTTCACCAAGTCTTCGGCGGCCATCCGCTTGGCTTTCCCAGGATCGGGCGCCGACTCTCCATCGTCCTTCTCGGCCGCGGCGTCATCACCATTGCGTGCCGAGGCACGCTTGGTGATGTCCGCCGGGGTGATGATCGCGACCGCCGGCATCAGAAGGTCTTTCCGCGGGCGACCTTGACCGTGATCATGTACGAGAGGCCGTCGGGCACCTCAGCGTCCGCGTACGACGTCTGCGTGAACTGGAGCTTGAAGTCTCCGGTCTGCGTGGACGCCGCGAGGTTCACGGTGCGAGTGACGTTGTCACGACGAATGAACGCGTCGTACCCCGTCGTGTTCGCGCCGTAGACCGCGGTGTCGGGTCCGATCGGGCACACGTCTACCTGCAAGAGCCGCTCGAAAGCGGTCGGGAGGGTGATCGTGTACCTGCCGGCAGTCGCCGCAGTCTTGACGAGCGTGACCCCGCCAGGGAGCCACGAGTTCGTGGTGTCCACCGCACCGGCCGTGGAGATGACCAGGCGCATGTGGAACGTGATCTCGTCGACCACGCCCATCACGCCTGCGGCCGGCCGGGGGATTGGATTGGTTGCGGTTGGCATGGCTTCGCCTTCCTCTGCTCAGAACGTCAGGCAGAAGTTGTGGATGGGGGCGTTGCACCCCAGGTCGGCGTAGTACCCGACGCGGCCCTCGATGCCGTCGGCCGCCGCGAGACGGAGCACGGTGTTGCCGTCGTCGTCGAGGAACGTCGGAATCTGTGAGGTGCGGGCGCAGAACAGCTGCAACGACTCCTTGCTGACCCCGTAGATGCGATTCACGGGGCAGAACGGGTCGCTGAAGATGTCGATGCTGTCGCCGCTAGAGGCCATCAGGTTGATGCCCTTGACGCCGACGCCCGGGATGGGGCTCGCAACGGTGGTGGGCCGGTAGCGCCCCATGGCCAGCTTGGTCAGGTTGCGCCGACGGGTCGGGTTCATGAACACCCAGTCGACCTGGCCGCCGTAGCGATCCACCTCGGCGAGACCGTCGATGATCGCGTCCTCCTCGGTCTTTCCGAGCGAGTTGATCGACACGCCACGGAGACGCGAGTCGGTGGACCGCGTGTACCCGAAGATGGTGTCGGACATGTTGAACTGGCCTTCGAAGCCGACGATTGCCAGCCGCGAAGGGGTCGCCGAGTCCTGCCGATCTCCCTTGCGGAAGATGAAGTCGCCGAGCGCGACACCGGTGATCGAGCTGATGTTCGCCGACGTGGTCAGCGTGCCGGTGTTGTAGTCGATCGCCGTGATGCGCAGGTCGGTGGTGCCGCCCGAATTGCGCAGCAGGTTCGCGTTGAGCGTCTGGCTGAACTGGATGCGCATGCCGATCTCGAAGAGCACCGCGTCCTCCGGGAACGCCAGTACGAGCGACGTCGAGGCCAGCGTGGTCGAAGCGCCGATCGTCGACATCTCGCCGAAGCCCGAGCGGTAGATCTTGGTCGCGAACGACTGCATCGTTCCGCCCATGATTCCGTCGATCTGAGCGACCATCTTGTCGTAGAGAGCGCCCTCCTTGTCGGACGCGGCGGCCATCAAGCGACCCTCGATGGTCGCCACGCCGTAGTCCTGCTGGTACGTCGAGATGACCGGCTGGACGATGTTGGTGATTTCGGCCCCACCGTTGGTCTGCGCGGTGGCGAAGTCGGCGGACCCGCCGCCGTTGTTGCCGACGCGCATCGCCCACGTGGGCTGACCGGACCAGCCGACCTTGGGCACCATCGCCGCGGCGGCGCCCTTGGACCATTCGATCTTGCTGACGAACTTGGTGCTGTAACGCCGTTTCAGACCGGCGGAGAGATTGGCAATTGTTGCCGCTGGAGCTGCCATGGGAAACCTCCTGGAACGAGCGAACGCAAATGCGCTTCAAGCTCGCTGCCCAGGAGTTTCGCCATGCGGGCCGCTTCGAAATGCCAGCTCTTGCAGACGATGGTGAATGAAATTCTGCGCGCCGTCAATGTGCGCGTTGCGCGATTAACGTGTAGCGCGGTAACTAACCAGCGCGCGCTATACGTTGCTCATTGCGCAATGAACGTATAGCGAAGAGTTGAGCGTCCGGTGGGCTTCGATCCCACGACCTCCCGGTTCATTACGCCGGGTGCTCTGCCGGCCTGAGCTACGGACGCATGGCGCCGGGGGAAGGGTTCGAACCTCCGTCCGCGCCTTGCAACGCGTGACCTCCGTTGGTCGACCCCGGCAAATTGGTGGGCGAGGCTGGGCGCGAACCAGCGACCTCCGGCGTTGCCACCGGCGCTCTGCTCTGAGCTACTCGTCCGAAAAGCGGAAGACCTGAGAACCACCGGCGCAGCGCGGAGCGCGGACCTGGGCGGGCGCCGAGCGCCACGAGTTGACCGGCGAATTCGCCGTCGCTCTCGAACACGCGCGCGTGCGGCACGCCAGCTACCGACAGCCTGGCGGCCAGCGCGTGAAGTGCGACCTCGTCACGCGCTGAAAGCACCACCGCGAACGTGCCCGGAGGCACTTGCTCGATCACGGACTCACCGGCAGCATGAACGGCCTGCGCGGCGGCGACTCCTGGCGGGAGATCAACCCTCACAACGATGTAGTGGCAGAGGGGATCTTCGACCGGCCGGGCGTCAATGGGAGCTGTTCATGGATTTGACTGTGAACATTGCCGCGAACGGAGTCAAGCAGAATGAACGCATAGCGGCTCAAAGCGACGAGCCCCAGCCCTTGTGCCCGGCCTTCTGCATCTCGCGTTTGATGATGGCGTCGCGCTGGGCGCCGTCGAGCGGCAGCCCGTCGTCGTCGACCGCGGGACCGCGCGCGGCGATGCGCTTGCCCACCGGGGCGGCAGGCTTGGCGGGAGCCTTGGCGGCTGGCTTGGCCGATCCGACCGGCGGCGGGACGACCACGGACGGCTTGGCGGAGGCCTTCGAGCCGCGCGGCGGGAGCTCGAGCCCCACGGCACGGAACTTCGGCGCCTCCTGCTCTCGGGCGAGATCCTCGGCGGCGTCGGCGGCCTTCGCCAGGTACGTTGCGTGCTCGCCCTCCTTGAATCCGGCCTGTTCCCACATCATCAGGGCCGACTCGCGGATGGCGTCCAGGCGCCCCGGGATGGCCCTGGACAGGGGGATGTCCAACTCCTGGCTCTCGGTGAGCTCCTTGGCGAACAGTTGCGCGTAGGACTCGACGCCGATCGCGTACTTCACGAAATCCATCTCGGCGCCCTCCTTGCGGCCGGCGGCGACCCACTTCTCGGCGGCTCGGGCATAAATCTTGTCGAAGTGCGGCGACAGACCGGCGGCGGCGACAGCATCCCGGATCATCTGCTGGCCGCGGTACTGGCGGAGCTCGGCCTCGACGGCGGCCACCCGGTCGTCCGCCTCGGGCTTCTTCGGCTCCGGGCGCACCTCAGGGAGCGTCACCTTGCCGGTAAGGGCCAGCTCGAGCAACTCCTCCTTGGTCTCGATGCCAAGGAACTTCAGCCGCTCGGCGAGGTCGGCCCCCTTGAGCTTCTCGACCGCGGCGGCGGCTTCCTGCTTCGCCATGGCCGCTTCCCTGGTCGCCTGGTCGGCCGCCTGGCGCGCGCGCTGGACCTCGTCCACGAGCGTGCGGTTGCGGGCCTGGTACTTCAGCGCGTCCAGCATCTCCCTGCGCTGGGCGGCGCGTGGCTTTTCTGGCGCGGCGGCCGCCTCCGGCTTGTCGGCGTCTTCCTTGGCTTCGGCCGACTCCTCGCCACCGGGGGAGGTCGCTTCCTCGTCGTCCGCGTCGCCGGCCTTGTCGGCCTTCGCCGGGTCGTCGCCGGTGATGTCCTCGGGCTTGGCGTTCGGCTCCTCCTCGATGACGACGTCACCAGGCTTCGAGCCGTTGTCGGTTGGGCCGCCGGCAACCACCACGTCGCCCACGTCAATGGCGCCGAACGCGTCGGCCTCGCGCGGCTCGTAGGCGATCTCCTTGACCGAATCGGTGAAGCCTGGGGGCGCGGATGTCAGCTTCTGCTTCGCTGCTGGCGCAGCTGGGCGCGTCTCCACGGCGTTCGCCCGGTCGGCCATGACGGTCTGCGTGATGCTGTCGGACATCGACCGGGCTCCTTTGCTCATTCGTCAGATCCTTTCGTGGTGTTCTCGGATGCGCCCAGGCGGGACGTACTCGTCAAGCTCGTCGTGCAGGACAGGCCACAGCACATCTCCGAAAGAACAGCGCTGAAGTCGATGGCCGTCGCCACCGCAGAGGCCGCAGGTCCCCGGATACTCGCCGGCCGCTTCTTGCTCTGCGGCTTCAGGCTCCGTCAGATAGTTCTTCCCGCGCCATCCCAGGCCCGCGAATGGCCGGTGGGTCAGCGGGCCGCTCATTGCACCATCCCCGGCACGGGCGGCCCACCTGGTCCACCTGGAACCGGCGGCAGGGCTGGTCCGGGTGGCGCCTGGGGCGGCTCACCGGTCGGCGTCGGACCAGCGGACGTCGGCGGCGCGATGCCAGGCAGCACCGGCGGCTGAAGCTGCGGACCGCCTCCACCGGGGCCACCGGGCGCGGGCGGTCCGGCAGGTGGCGCCGCAGGCTGCGGCTTCGTTGCGTTCAGCAGCCGCCGCAACATGTTCATGGCCTCCTCGCTGTACGCGTCGTCGAGGAGCGCCAGGAAGTACCGCGCTCGCGCGTAGGTGAACAGCGCCTCTTTGTTCATGTACTCGTCAGGCGTCTCGTAGTGCTCGTCCTCGAGGATGTCGTCGACCAGCTTCTCTTGGAGCATCTGCTCGGAAAGGATCAGGTCCGTGATGGGCGAGATGTCCGGCACGTTCAGCGCCGACATGGCCTGCTCGCGGGTCAGCCACCCCTCTTTGATCAGGTCGGCCGCCTTCTGGAACTGGCCCGAGAGCGACTGCCCGAACAGCGACGACGGAAGCACGCGGATCTCGTACTCGCCGGTCAGGTCCTCAAAGACCATTTCCTTCCACACGCCGCGGGAGATGGCACGCCACTTCGGCTTGGCGTCGGGGTTCTTCTTCGCGTGGTCGCGGGTCAGCCGCCACCACCACTTCGCGGTCTCGACCCTGTCCGTCTCCCAGTTCTGAGACGGGAGCGCGAGCCGGTCGGCCTGAAGCTCGGTGTCCTCGCGGATGGCCACGGCCGCCGTCACTCCCGCGCGCCCCTGCCCGCGCATCGTATTCGGGGACAGGCCGATGGTGTCGGACATCTGCCCTTCGAGCTCGTGCGTGTACTGGTACGCCTCTGGGTGGAGCGCTGGCGGCGTCTCGACCGTCGCAGCGGTGTTCACGTACTCATCCACCGCGACGTAGGCGTTGTTCAGGCCCGTCGGCGCATTCTCGCCCTTCTTCGTGTGGATGATCTTAGTCGCGCTCTGGTGGTGTGCCTCGCGCAAGGTGATTTGCTGCTCGTTCAACTCGACCTGAGCCGCCCTGGTCAGCGACACGACACTGTGCCCGCTCACGCCGACATGCTTCTCGTCGAAGACGCCCGTGATGAACGGGATACCGTCGTAGTGCCAATCCTCGTCCGTGTGCAGCTTGTTGCCGACCACGATGACGTGCCTGCCGTTCGGGCCGCGCTGGTAGGCGTCGATCACGCGAACCTTCTGTAAGGTGTTGCTCGCGCCGATGGCCCCGGCCATCAGGCTCCCGTTGCTCGACGACTGGCCGGCAAGCTCCTCGGGATCCACGCCGAGCATCGCGGCAGCGGCTACGGTGGGAATGCGACGGACGTGGTAGCGGCACTCCGGGTCGCCGAGCTTGCCATCTTCCTTGTCCCACAGCTGCTCCCACGGCGGAAAGCGGGCCAGTTTCGTGTCGCCGTCCTCGACGTAGACCTTCATCCAGCCGAGGTCACACGTGAGCTGGTCGCGCATCTTCAGCGACGCCTCTTTCTGGTAGCCGACGTGGTCAGCCCAAGCGTCGGACAGCTCGGTCATGTACCTGCTGGCGCGCTTGGCTTTGCCGTTGCCGCTGGACGGGACGAACTGCGCGCGCGGTCGGAACGAGCAGATTCGGTTCCGAACGGTGCCGACGAGCTGATACGCCTTGTTGAAGATTTGGCCGTTCCCCTCGCGGGCGTCGATGCGGGCGAACACCTCGGACGCGGCGTCGAGGTCGGTCACGCGGTCGCCTGTGTACAGTTCGAGGTCGTAGGCCATCCACTCGCGGCGATTCTTCTCGTCCTGCGACTGCTCGATTTCGTCGACGGTTCGGTTGAGCTTTTGCACGAGATCAACCGCGTCTAGGTCGCCGGCTTCGTTCTCCTCGGCGTTCGGCGCCTCGCACCAACGCGGGCCGCTCCCGGTGCGCTGCATGCGCTCTTCGGGCTGGTCGGTGTCGGTGACTTCGGCTTCGGAGTTCTCGGTGGGGTCGGTAGGGTCGGTGGTCTCGTCGCTCATGATTGCTTGTCCCTTGCCTTACGCTGCTCACGGAGACACCTTGAGCAGAAGCCTCGCGCAGCGTCAGCTTCGTCCCCGCAGTGCCGAAGCGAGGTGCCGTTGAAATAGCCGCCGCAGACGCCCGGAAAGTAGCGGCGGATTTCGGTCTTCAGACCGCGCCAGATCACCGCTGTATCAATCACAACCCTCATGGCCGCACGATCCTGCTTTCCTCGATCTCCGTGCCGTCGTCGCTCTGCATCGCCCGCACGAACGCCGTCGCCTGTCGAGTCGCCGCGCAGTGGACGCAATTGCCGTGGGCGTTGGCGCGCGACGGGCTGTGACCGCGGACGTCGGCGGCGGCACGGATGAGGCGCGACATCAGGCCGACAAGCTCGCGCTCGGCGGAGTCTTGGTCGGCGTCGTCTGGCTTGGTTGCTGGGTCGGTCACGGCTGCGCCTCCACTTCATCGGTGCCAAGGGCACACAGTTCGGCCTCACGCCACAGTTCACGGCAGACTTCCTCGGCGCTCTTCGACGGGACAGTAATCGCCGAGGCCATGCCAAAGAGCCACCCTGTCTCATCTTGCTCGCGGCGCCACATTCGCCTAACGAAGCCAGCCACTCCGTGGACGGGCATGCCGTCCGGCCCGAGGTAGATACGGGAGAAATCCGCCGCCGATCCGGCTCCAGGCAGCGCCTCCATGGTGATGAAATACTCGCCAGGAAATGCGTTCTCACACCCTGGAGTGGCACACGGCGAGCGCCCAAACGACAGCTTCCGATGATTGCACGTCAAGAGAACGCCTCCCTTCGGGCCTTCGCCGCGCGCGCCCGCATGACGCCGCCCTGCTGCTGCTCGCGCTTCATCCGCTCCATCGCGGCTTCGTATGGCGTCTTGACGACCGGCGGCGGTGCCTCGCCTGGCAACTCGCGCAGCATGTCCCGCGCATACCGCCACGGGTACAGCCAGGCGTCGCCGGGGTCCGAGTGCGCGGCATCGCTGGCCAGTTTGCCCGGTTTCTTCCAGCGCAGTCGCGTTGCCTCCTTGACCATCAGCGCGGCCAGCTGCGGGTCGACGTAGGTCTTCCCTGCGCGGAGGTCGTCGTTGAGCAGCTGGATGAACTCGACCTTGCGCGCCTTCTCGGCCATTACCCACTGAATCTCTGGCGCGTCCACGGCAAAGGTCTCGATCGTCTTCCTCGTGGCGTGGCCGGCCGGGTCGAACACCACCGGCCCCGGATGCTGCGCCTGCAACGCGCGGAGCCTCGCGAAAAGCTGGTGGTTGGTCTGTTGGCTGGTGGCTTCCATGTGCGTCAGGTGCGAGACGTCTCGAAGCGGAGAGATGGACATCCGCGAAATGGCATCGGCGTCGTTCCAGCCGAGGTCCAGGCCGTAGACGTGAGAGAACGCCTTGCCGTCCCACGGGCGCAGCGCTGGCGGCGGGATGTAGTAGACCAACGCGTCGGGGTCGACGATCCACTGACCGAGCCATTCGCGGCGGTACGTGATGGAATCGACGGTGAGGTGATACCGCTGGCGGGCCTCTGCGAGCGGGTCGCGGCCAGCAAAGAACGGGTTCTGTGCGCACGTCCAATGGTGCTGGTTGCTCCATCCTTCGAGGGCGTGGCAGGCGTCGAAGAATGGGCCGGAAGCGGCAGGGCCGGGCGTTCCGATGAGGACGAGCTGGCCGTTGTAATCGAGCAGGGTCGGCGCAAGGACGTCGGACAGGAAGTACGAGAACCAGTCAGGTCCAAGGCCGGCCTCGTCGACGATGGCCAGATCGCACTTGCGTCCACGCGCGCGCTCAACGTCCTTCTGATTGTAGAAGCCAAAGATTTCGAATCGGCTCTGTCCGCTCGCAAAGGCAAGCTCGGTGACTCTCGGTTCCAGCCCCAGCTTGAACTTGTTGTTGAACTTGAGGAGGTCTTCCCAGACGATCCCGAAGCCCTGCTCGTTGGTTGGAGCGAAGTAGAAGACGTTCGCACCGGGGCGCTTGGCGAAAGCTCGCAGCGTCTTCCCGAGCACGCTCGTCGTCTTCCCGGCGCGCCTGCCAGGGTGGGCGGCAATCTGCGGCGAGTCGTCCTCGCACAGCGCCAGCTGCTCGGGGCCGAGGATTCGGCGGAAACGCTCGTAGGCGCTGCGCGGCGACTGGAGGCCGGCGAGCTGGGACGCGAGACGCTTGTATTCGTCGCTCGGCACACTATCCGGCGGCCTCCTCCGGGGTCGGGAACGTCTTTCGGAACGCCGCTACCGCGTCATCTCCGTGGCCATACACGGCATTCCGCCACATCATCCCGAGGGCAGCCAACGTCGTCGGCTTCGGATCCCACTGCCCTTCGAGGCCGTAGCAGGAACAATGCGACGCCTCGACGGACAGAAGTTGCCCGTTGCCGTCGAGGAACACGACAAGGGCGTCTCCTTCGTATGCCTGCTCGCCGTACGATGCGAAAAGGATCTGCTCGTCAGAAGGGAGGTCGACTAATGGATCGCAGAAGGCCTTGAGAACGTCGTCGCGCGACGAGAAGCTCCCAAGGTACCGTTGCTCGCTCACTCATCCACCTCCACGCTGCCGGCGCCCGACAGCAAGTCGTCATCCACAGCCGGCCGCCCGAGCGATAACCGCTCGACCTGCGCCCGGTCGCGTTTCCACTTCGACAAGTCGGCCTCTTCGATGCGCACCGTCGGGATGCCGTGGCACTTCACCCAGCGCCCCCAACAAGCCGTCTCGGCAAGCACCTTGAGCGGCAAGTCCACGCCAGCCGCCTCGAGCAGCCGCAGGCCGATGCCGGCGCCGCGGAACTGCTTCTTGACGTACAGCATGCCCAGCACGTCGAACTGGTCCCACAGCGCGAATCCGAGGATCACGCGCGTCCCCTCGTGGGAGGCAGTGGCCAGCAGCGTGCGGCCGTCGGAGAT